TATTCGATAATCAAAAGTTTTTGGAAACCCCCTGTAAGCATATTTTGTATCGGTTATGTCTGACATACTGGTTGGCATAATTAGCTGAGCGCCTTCAAGCCTGTTGATTCTTTCTGAGTAAGATTCTACAATTGCAGTGCCGTCAGAAGTAATTCCGTAGGCCGTATTGTACGATTCTGGATCTGAAGCATCATACATCAATACGTTATTTTCATAAAGCTTTAAAACTTTTTTAGCGTTAATCCAGAGGGGAATATAGTCTGAACCAAGACCAGTGGTCTCAATAGATTTTTTCTTATAATAAAATCCTTCAGTAACAACAGAGTCAATTACTGATCTTGCAAGGACTTCGTATTTTGAATACTCTGCAATTTCTGATGCAGTGTCTCCCTTTGTAGTTGGATCAACATATGGCCTAACTACATCAACATAATGCTCAGTGTCGTCTACATTGACAGAATAAGACCCGTCATAATCTGAGGGGAGAGATATGGTAACTTTAGAGTTGCTATCTGAGGTTACTGATCCACTTGTTACTGACTGGTCCGCCATATCTGTAACTGTGTAATCGTAGATTGTTGCTGAACTAGTTACATCTAAAACAGCATCAGTTTGATATGACGGTACCCTCAGTAGTTCCATTTTTTATTTGCCGAATTCTCTAGCAACTTCTTCAGGAGTGGCTTCCCGAATATGACTACGTGTTAGCCACTGCTCTGCATGCTTAGCAGAAACAATGTTATAGCCTTTTTCAACCTTTCCAACACCCTCCCAGTGTACGTTCTTGGTAGAGTGGAGCGCAACTGTTGCCTTTACTTCTTTTTTAGTGGCTGCTGGTTTAGCTGTCGTAGTCTTGGGCTTCGTTGCTTTTTTTACACCAATAGCACCCGTCTCAAGTGTCCCAACAGCATCTGTGCCACCCTCTGATTTCTTTTTTGTTGCCTTAGCAGTAATCAGATCAGCGTGGCTATCAGACATTGGTCCAGTCCATGCATCGTTGTTTGACATTATATGCCTCCTATTTACTTATATCTATTATAACAGAATAAAATAAGGGGCAGAGACCGAAGCCCCTGCCCCTTATTGGGTATTTAGTTATAGTTTAGGAATCAGCTGCTGCATCTGCGAAAGATACGGCATCCTCTTCTTCCCACTGGATTCCGAAGCGAACGAATACGGTGTACTCGATTGTGTCCTTCTTGGCAACATACTCGCGGTTAACGGTAATGTCGCGCTGGAAGCCCCATACACGGTTAGCGGGGAATGTCATGTCAACATATCCTGCTGGGTAGTAAGGAACCTCAAGAACGTCAATGCCTAGAACACGAGTGGTGCGAGCTGTACCCAGAGTCTGGGCCTGGCCGTCAAGGTATGCCTGACGGTTCCGCTCTGTACCAGCTGGTGTACCAGCAAAGGCTTCAGCAATTGCATCTGCAAGGGTACCGTTGTTCTTAACGATGCCCTGGAATGCGTCGGTGCCTGCGTAGAACTTTAGGTTGTTCTTCAACGCACGGTACTTACGGGGCATAGCAGAGAGAATTCCCTGCATGACACCTGTAGTCCACTCGTCGTCAGTAACCGTGGTAACGTACTCGTGTGCGTCACCGTTAGTCTTTACGCGGTTAACAAACCCATCCATGATGGAAAGGAAGTTACCTGTAGCACCGTCACCATTAATGGCTAGGTCTTCGATGTCATTTGCAAATGCATTTGTCATCAAGCGAACCAAGTGGTCCTCTAGGCCTGCACCCTCGACGTTGTCTTCGAGAGCTTCAGCGCTAACTTCCCAGTCCAGACGAATCTTTTTGGTAGTTAGCTCGACCTTTGCAAATGTCGCACCAGTGTTTGTGTAGTCTCCCACACCCTGAGATGCCGCACGAATGACGCGCTCTCCTACGTTAACTTTTTCAAGTTCCATAGTGTTGGCACGCATAGTTACGCGACGACCATCCTTGGCGAGAACAGTACCATCCCACACGTAGTCGATAAAACGACGTGCTTGTTCTGGACGGAGAATACCACTGCCTGCATCACCTGAAGGGTTTACAGCGTTTGGTCCGGTTGTAACACCGAACTCAGCGGTTGGGACGTTACCTAGTGTATCTGCACCAGGATTAGTCACACCGCCAATGCCACCAGATGCAAATGCACCTTCGGCGTTGTAACGACCTGAATCGTCACCACCTGCGTCTGGGTTGTTTTTCTTAATTTCTTCCGACATATTTCACCTCCTAAGTGATTTTTGTCTTAATTGAATAAGTCGGCAGTTTTGAGGAAACGACCGCCCCATAGGGATTTTTCAACCATTGCTGGCTGTTCCTGCACGATCTCGCCTAGATCGCCAGACTTGCGGAAAGCAGTGTCTTGCTCTACAGCATCCACTCTCTTTCCAAACTCATCAAACTGGCCCTTTGTTTCTGAAATCTCGTGCTTGGCTGCAGAGACTTCCTCGGATACTCCAGTAATTGATTTCTTCAGTGCGTCAACCTCGGCATGCAATGCCTTGACGGTTTCTGCTAGATCGCTAAAGGCTGATGTGATTGTGTCTTTGATATCAGTAACTGCATCGGCAGCAACTTCATCAGACTTTGACACCTCAGAAGCCTCCTCGACAACTTCATCAGCCTTTTCGACTGTCCCGTCATCAGGGGTATCGGCCTTTTCGACCTCAACCTCTGCATCAGCTTCGGGTGCGTCTTCTGCCTCAGCCTCTTCGGCTGGAGCTTCTTCGGCAACCTCTGATGCGGCATCTGCCTCGGGAGCGACCTCGTCTGATTTTTCTACGTTCTCTTCAAGAACGACCTCATCGGCCTTCTCTACGAGTTCTGTTGTTTCATCAGTCATAGGACTTACCTCCTTTGTTATCTTAGATGGATCAATGCCTTTAGCACTATCAACTAAGAACTTAATCATGTCGGTCTTTTCTACATCAGTCTTTTCTACAAAGCCAATGTTTTTCATTGATACCCCCGACACAGGGTGATTCTCGGATTCATTTTCAGACAGTATGACGAGGCCTGAATCTGTGTCCCAGAATACGTTTTCTAAATCAGCAACGCTGTCGCCCTTTAGAACGTTTGTCTCATCTACCTTTTCGATAGACAAAATATTAGCAAACTGATTTGCGGGGGAGTCCACAAGAGAAAGCTCTACAAGGTCATACTCTTTAATAATACGAACTTGGGTATCTGCTTTCTCATCATATCCATCATCCCACTTAAGCATTTTACCACCAATTGAAAAACCTGTGTATGTGCCATCAAGAACCTTTTCCCANGTGTCTTGAGCNCCNTTTGAAATATACGCAGAAACATAAACGCCGCTATAGAATTTTTTAGTCTCTGGGTCAAAGTATTTGTCCTCTTTAAATGAGACCATGCGGCCAACAGCAGAAGGCTGGTGCATCTCACGAATGTTTCCGCGAAAATTATTAAAAGCTCCTAGCGAAGCTTCTGTAGTTACAATGTCTTGTTGCTTGTCAACATTGTCTAGGGTGGCAAAACCAGAAACTGTTCTACGCTCCTGATCTACTTTTGCGAACGGCATTGATAGGCGAACGTCATCGCCTTCTGTGTCCCAATGGGCTTTAAAGATAGTCATACTAACTCCATTATATACTCTTTTTAAAAAAATGTTACAATACTGCAACTTTTTTATTCTGAGGCAGATCCTTCGCCTTGCGCATTTCTACCACTAACGGTAGAAGTGCTATCTGATTGATTATTTGATCTTTCAGAATCTCTTTCTCTGTTCCCCGCCAAATTAGCCCTTGAGTCTGTAAGTTGACGTGCAGACATTTCAAAGGGGTCGTCTCCGTCTGGTCGTTGCGCTAAGCCAAGTTCTTGACGTGCCTCATTTGGTGTCATAACCTGTGTCTTAACATAACGCTCAATAATTTGTGACTGAGCAATTTCGTCTGTAAGGGTTAGTTCGTTAAACTTGAACTCAAGAATGTCTGTTTTTTCTTTTACGATTTTGTTAATCATTTTTTCAAGATTCTTTTGTGCTGGTCTGGCTACCTGCTCTTTAAATGTCCGATCCTGAGCAAGGGCAGAAGCAATAGAGGAGGCATCTCCCCCACCAATCTTTGAAAGTGGAACTTGGTGTGCTACGAGAATGTCATCTCTATTACGAACTCGATA